ACGCAATGTGAGCGGTCAGGAGATAGAGCAGGTACTTACGCTTTGCTTCATCGGAAACAACACTGAGCGCCGTGTTTTCCAGGTACATCTGCGCGGCAAAAAACAGGTCTTCAACCTGCCCGTCGTTCAGCGCACTGTATTGGGGGTACTTCTGCTTCCACTCAGTCGGATCCAGAGTCACGGCGCCCATAGTTATTTATCCTTTTCCGATTCTTTCAGCACAGCCTGCTCAGCACCGGTTTGCAACTCAGCTTTTTCTTTGCTGGCTGCGTTAGCGCTGCTCTCGTTCTTCTCGGCGTAGATGAAGCCTTTCTGGATCGCTGTCATGCTTCCGTACTTCTTCTTGATGGCTTCCCAGGCTTCTTCCGGCATCGAGGTAAGGCCACACACACCGGTGTAGCCATTCACGGCCACCAGCGCATTGCTGTTCTGGCCGTTAACCACGATTTCTTCACTGCCGATTTCAAACACGACACCGTGCATCAGCTTGCTACCAACAACTACGTTACCCATCAGAGAGTCCCCGTCATTTGAACGACGCCGCTCGGGCGATAAATTACGGCACCCAGCGTACCGGCTGCGACTTTCTGACTGGTCATGGAGTGTTCAACCAGCACCGGGAAGGCGCGCATTTTTTCGGTGTAAACCGTGTTGCCAGTTGGCTCGCCGCCTACGTTGTCAGCGATAAGCTGGATAAGGCCACCGGACGGCGTACCGAATTCAGGCACCACGACAACAGTCAGGTTCGGATACGTCTTTTTCACCAGGTCGATAGCGGACGCAGTACCCAGGGCGTTGATTGCGCCAAGAGAGGCGTTATCGCTCGGGCTAACACCCAGTTTCATCGGCGTGGTTTCCTGCACCAGGCCCTGGTTTTTTGCTGCCAGAGAGGTGAACATTTTTTTCACGTCGTTGAAGATGGCCACTGCGTCTTTGTCGGCCCATTTGATTTTTCCGTCTGCCGTGGTGATCGGCGTCAGTGCGGATGGCAATGCCGGGTCGTTCATGATGCCGAAGTTAGGCGCGCCGGAAATGCCGTACATGTACGACTTGTTAAAGAAACGGTTAATCGCCGCAACGCCAGCCGCCTGCTTCATGGCAACGTAGGGGATCAGCGCCATCCCGTATTTTTCCTGCTCCAGATCGCCCCATTCGTTCATACCCTGAAAGCGCATCTGGCGACGCTGCTCCCAGGTTGCGTTCACGTGGGTAGAGCCAGCGCGGGAGCGGTCGTCATAAGCAACGATTTCATAACCTTCTTCGGCACGCGGGAACAGAACGTCCTCCACCGCCCAGTTGCCCTTTTTGACTTCGGGGTAAAGCTGGGTTGCCACGGTCGGCGCGAAAAGCTGTTTGATGATCATCGGGTCGATGATCTGTGCCGCTGCTGCCGGGATGCCGCCGTTTGCCACTGTCGCCATATCAACAGCGGAGTCACCGACAATACCGTTGCGCACCAGATAAGACGGGGTTTTCTCGAAGATAACGCCCTTATCGGTCAGCACTTTGAGGTACTGCGGGAGAGTTGACTGATTAAGCTCCATTACAGAACCCCCTGCTTAGTCATTTTAATGATTGAGCCAGCATCCGCTGCGGAAGCTACCCAGTAAGACGTTTCGACGGCGCCGGAAATCGTTGCGCCGGCAGCGCCTGTTTTGGTCGTGCCGTCTGCCAGCACCGCAAAGATTTTCTGGCCCACGGTCGCCGCCGTAGCGGTACGCACCCAGAAATCACCAACGGTGAACACGCCCAGATCGGTTCCCGGTTCCACCAGCATTGATCCAGTCGAGCCGAGCGGGATAACGCCCTTGCCGGTGTTCATTACCCACCCCAGAGGCTGCCCGGTGCCCGTGTTGTTCACCAGAGTTGGATCAGTGCCATCCACCCACACCCAGCGGGCCTGATAGACACCGTTCGCGCCAGCCTTATAGGAGCCTTCCGGCGGCAGAGCCACGGCAGTAGGGTTGAGTGAGGCTAGGTCACCTTCCTTCCCCGGAGCCGGATAAAGCTTCACATCTTGCTGAAAAGTCATTTCGCGTGTCCTTAGAAATATTCTTTGAAATCTGCCTCAGTGGCAGTACTGACCGCTGAGTCACCGAGAGGGTTGGTCGTGGCGTTTTTGCGGCTGATAGCCATCTGCACCAGCGCTTTAAAAGCCGACGGGTGAACGCCATTCAGATCGACTTTTTCCTGTTTCAGTACGGCCTGATAGATGTCGTCGGCTGAGTCGCCATTGACGTGACCGTAAACAGGCTCAACGATGCGCATGGCTTCGCGGGTTGCCGCAAAAGCTCGGTTAGCATCAGCGGTAGCTTCGGCTTTGGCTTTTGCTACCAGGTCACGGATTGCGCTGTCACCCATGGGCTTTTTGTCCTTATCCTTTTCGTCGTCTTTTTCGTCGCCGGATTTTTTGTCATCCTTGTCTTTTTCTTTGTCGTCCTCATCCCCGGACGCGCCGCCTTTTTTCTCGTCCTTATCGGACTCATCACCGGATTTTTTGCCGTTGATTTCGCTTTGCTCATGCTGAGCCATAAGCTCCATGATGCCTTTTGCCAGTTCGTCGGCATCAGAATCAGATGCCCCGGCAAATTTGGTTTTAATCAGATCGGTCAAGCCGTCCATCAAAGTTTCCTCTCTGTCTTGTGAATCGCCGATGGCACATTCGATGCCGACCCGGCCTTTAATGGTCAATGCGACAGAATTGCCAGTAATGTTTCTGGCTACGCCGTCATATGCCTGACCCATGAATTCGCCTGGCGTCATGTCCAGTTCGAAGAATGAAGGGAATATCGAGAGCTCACGGCGCGTAGCCGTTTCAACACCGCGTATGGCGTCCTTGTCCCAAAGCTTCATGCTGGTAACGAGATATGGCGCCTCAAAGCGTGTGTCGCTGCCAGTGGCCCCTACGCGCTGTTGCGGGGTGTCTGGCGTATCAAGTTGGCTGGGGTGCTCGATGGTCACCGGCACGTTGTTAAACGAGTCGGCGGCGCGGATAAGTTCTTCCGCAGGGCGATAGATGTAATAGGTGCGATCCGGGTTAAGCCCCAGCGCCTGCCAGCCGGGAAGACTGGACCCGCGATATTCGCTCACGCACTCTTTGCTGATATTGCATTTCGCGATGTCCATGCGGCCGTAATCATCAAAGCTACGCACGGATGAAGACATGTCGTAGGAGTCGCCGCCGTAACCGTTGGCATAAGCCGCTTTCTCTACCTCTTCGGCTTTCTCTCTGGTATCGAATGGCCCTTTCGAACCCCAATACCATTTGCCGTCTTTTTGCTGTACTGGCATGGAATTACCTTTCTCAGGGCAATAAAAAAGGCCGCCTAAGCGACCTGTTTGTTAAGTATTTTCTTTAGCATTGAATTAATATTCATCTGATAAAGTCTTACCATTTCCTTCCCATGCTCATCATCACCAAGACCTTCTTCAACCAAATACTCACTAAAATTTGCAAGCGCCACTCTCAGCGTTGCAATCTCGCAGTCTTCTAGCTCAATGATCATGATAGCCTTTATCCTTGCATCAGAACGGCAGAACCGGTTTCCAGGAGCACCCGCAATTTATCTCCTGCCCGGGCAAAACGTACTCACCGTTATCTCCAATCGGCAGCCCCTTATCAAGGTCGAATTCCTGACCGTGCGCCTTGACGTGTAAAGGGCGCGGGTGGCTGCCGCCTCCGGAGTGTATCCAGATGCCACGGGTAATCCCGAGCGACTTCTGACGCACCCTGGCGAGTTGTGCGCATGCCTTATTGTTCTGATCCAGCGCGATGTTTTCAGCGCGCCGCCGCGTTATCCCGTATTGCTTCTGTAATTCCTCGGTCATGTAATGCAGGTCACGACCGCGCCGGATAGATTCCATCGTGATGGTTTCCACCTGCGTGAAGTACCGCTCCGGGATGGATTTAATCAGGCTGACGTTTTCCGCGACGATTTCGTTGATCGCCTCTTCCATCTGGGGCGTCATCGTGAACTTAACGCGGGGGATTTCAGCGGCGGTCAGCGAACCTTTTAATGCCCGGGTACTGAAATTATCCGCCGCCTGCGCGAACGCCGGAGCAATGCGCACGGCAGACTCGGAAAACTCCAGCACCCATTTTTCACGGATTTCCTGAATGCGCTCAGCGACATCAAGCGCGCCGCGATTACGCTGCATGCTGGCGTTATACTGCGCCGTCGCCCAGTAATTAGTGCTATCCACCATTCGCGTAATCAGCGATTTCAGCGATGACGCGTACTGCCCGGCCAGTTCATTGCTGTACCGAACCCGGCGTAGTGTCTTTATCCTCATCATCGAATCCCGGTATCAGCACTGGCTTAACGTACGGCACGCCGTTGAAGCCAGAGTCTTCGTCGGACGCCAGCACCTTATGAGCCTGCTCAGGAGTGATCACCTCATCTGCGATCAGGATGGAATAGGTTTCCGCCTTGGTCTTGTTGATTTTGGCAATCTCTTCATCGCTCATCTCGTCCAGCGGGTTGAAGTCGATATAGAGGTCTTCGTACCACTCGCCGAACTCATTGAAGCAGACAAGTTTCAGTATCCAGTCGAGAAGCGGCTTGTAGCCGTTCTTCTGCTTGTTGGCTACGTTCTCGTGCTGCGCGTCACGCTCACCTTCGCCGCTGGCATTCATGCCGCTGGGCTGGCTGCCTGTCATGCTGGTCACGCTCAGGCGGGACGGCATGCACAACAGTTTTTGCTGCTGCACCAGCAGGTCATTCAGGCCCGTTAATGCGGTGTTCATCTGCTCGAGTTCTTCGAGCGTCTGATCAATGGCGAGAACGCCATGATTGTTTTTCCCGTACACCAGCGTATCCAGTCGGCGGTTAAACTCGCTGCGGTCCTGGAGATACGTCGCCATGTCCGTTTTCCACACATAGGTGCGGAACGACATAATGATGCGCGGGATATCATCACGGACGCTTTCCCAGTTGGTGACGTAGGGCAGCATCATCTGGATCAGCGACAGGCCGCCGAAGTTATAGGACGGCTTGAGCATGTCCGGCACGGAATACAGCACAAGCTGCTTCATGCGCGAAGCGTGAACCATGCGCCCCATCACATACCACATCTGCGGTACGAAGAAGTCGGGGCTGATCGGGTCGATTGCGTTATACGCCTGCGGGTAGGTCCACATTGGTTCTACGACGCGAAACCCTTCGATATCCCCTTTCTTGATTTTCGTCGGGTCGATCATCAACTCTTTGTCGCGCTCGTTTTCATCGCCTTTCAGCTTAACGAACAGGTGCGAGTTGCCGAACGCCTCGGCGTTGAATCCAACCCTTTTGAGGTGCTTCTCAATGCCGAACGCCTCGAAAGCATCCTCAATCTGGTTAATGATGTTGTCGCGATTGGCTTTGGTGTCGTTGGACTTCACCTTGAAGCCTTTGCGGAAAATCTCATTAACCGACTGCTCGCACGCAATGCGGTTCTCCGATTTCTGCGCCAGGTTGGCGAGCACCGGATACCCCATAAACACCGAGTCAGGCTGCGTAAACGTGTTATTCAGGTACGAATAATCAACGCTGTCACCTGTGACCACGCCTTCCGGAACCACGCCTTTAGGCGCGCTGTAGGGATGGTGTTTCATCGCCGCGAAATGCTGGTCGATTTTGTCTTTCTGGTACTGCTCGTCGGTTACCCAGGATTGACCGACTTTGAGCCATCTCCTTTCAATGGCCTCCTGAGGGTCTGGTACTTTTGTTTCAGGCCACAGCAGGTTAAGTAATTTTTTAAACATTGGTTCACCAGCCTGAGTCTTTACCAACGAGCAATTGCGGTCTGCCTTTCATCTCTGAAATGGCATCCATCATTGGATCCAATTGGTCATCGTGAGTGTTGAATTCCGGGTTTATCGCTTCCATCTCAACGAGGAAATCATTGATAAAGTCAGCGTTCGCGGGGATTTTTATATATCCTGACTCGATATAGCCCTGGGTATCCATGAGGCGCGTGTATTTGTCCTTATTCCTCTGTATGGCTTTTACAGGGCATAACGCATCTTTACGGATGCTCTGAATAAGTCCGGTTCCTGATGCCTTGTCTTCAATTGCAAGATGACGCAGCGGTCCATTCTTAAGATTTTTGCATTTGACCCAGAACGCGACGGCGCGGCGCTTGAGTTCGTCCGATTCCCATTTGCCCCGGATCATGTCTATCAGGTAGAGATAGCCATCATCTCCCAGTGCTCAAACACAGAGAAGTCGTTAACCTCTTTGGTTTTCTGCGCGGTATCGCCGTAAACGGCCCGCCACTTGAGTTTTGGTAGCTCCCGGTATTCGCCAAACCATTCGGACTTGATCAGGCCGCCACCTTTCGCGGTTGGCCTCTGCTGATACAGGGCATTCCACACCAGCGACCCGCGCTGCTTAGCTTTATCGACAAAGCTTTGCGGCATACGCTCGGGGAACAGGATTTCGCCAGGCTTGCGCAGGAAGTATTTCTTCCCGTTCAGCTCGTGAATCTCTTCTTTCTCAGCCTCCATAGGAAAGCTGACAACGCGCCACTGCTCGCCGCCCTCTTCCGCCTTTTTCAGCAACTGACCAGCCAGATCGCTCTGGTGCCAGCGGGTCAGAATGATGATGATTCCGTTAAGCTTTGGATCGGCGCGGGTGAAAAACGTTGTGTCGTACCAGTCAATCACCGCTTCCTGGTAAGTGGGCGATGACGCTGTTTTGTAATCCTTTGCGGGGTCATCAATGATACCGATGTTCATCCCCTGCCCGGTGATACCGCCGTTAACGCCAGCGGCGCGATAAGAACCGCCATGGAGTTTTCCAGACTTGCTCAGCGTCTCCCATAACTCGGCAGTGCGTATCGCTCCGCCAGCAACCGTCCGGATATTGGTTCCATTCAGGCACGTGTCAGGGAAAACTTCGTGATAACGATCTGAATCAATAATTCGCTGCGTATCACGTGACATGCGGTTTGCAAGGTCCGATGAGTACGAGCATGCAATGACATTCCACTCCGGGTGATTGCCCAGTATCTTTGCCGGAAAGCGCCTGGATGCCAGTTCACTTTTCCCCGAGCGCGGTGGCGCAAATATCATCAACCGGGGCATATTCCCGGCCTCTACCTCTTTCTGGAAATTGTCCAGTTCAGCGCACAGCAGTTCGTTAAACCAGCCTGTTTCGTACAGGGGGTTAGTGTAGAGGGTGAAGTCCAGCAGGCTTTCCTGCGCGTCCTGAATCGCCCGTTTGCGGTACGCCTCAAGAATTGTCGAGTTTTTCCTCAAGCTGGTTTTTGCGACGGCCATAACCCAGCTCCTGTAACGCCTCGTCTAATTGTTCGTTGGTCATATCTTTATGCTCAATGGGTCCGCCATCTTTACCGGTGCTTTCCACCTTCAATTTATTTGTGTAAGCGTCACCCACCTCTTTTGCTGCCTGTTCCAGCAATTGAGCTGTCATGCCGATATTTTTCATTCCCTCAGCAGTCGTGGCCATGCGTTGCAATACGCGTAGGCGATAAGCTTTATTGGCGATCGGGATATCGGAAATTTCGTTCAGGAAGCGCTCACGCGTAGTGTTGAAAAGGTCGCTCCACTTTTTAGCCAAGCCTTTCCCGCTAACCTTCGTTGGATCGTTCTGCTCAACCTGCTGGCGGGTAATCTGAATGCCAAATTCTTTCAGGACGGACTCGACAACCTGCGAGGGGGTGTCAAAGCATGCAACAGATTGAACTATGAAGGCTTTTATCTCTGGTTTTAATGCCGCCATAATTCACCATCCGTCCTGACCAGTCCTGAATTTATGCCAGTCTTAACATGCATGTCCCGCACGCTCTGGCAACATCGATATGTGCAACCTCCGCAGGTTGATTTGCTGCATCCACCAGTTCCTGTACATCGCGACTCGCACCGTACCGGCGAACCACACCGACAAACTCTTCTACGTCGTGGCCTCGCAGTTTAAGCACTGGCTGTCCGGTCTCTTTGTTGAACTTCGGCGCGCCGAAATCATCAGTGGCCTGGGCGATGTGGTAAAGCTCATGCTCTACCAGTGCGCAGAATTCCAGATCGTTGCATTGCTCACAGTAATCAGCAGCCAGGGTAATGATGTATTTCGGTATGCGCCCGAACCATTCATGCATCTGCTGTTCCATGCGGGATTTCTGCCAGCCACCGGCGCGCATAGCCACTTCTTCGCACTGCCCCAGCACTGTGCGGCCTTTTTTGACGAAAGCAGATGACGCCCACATGAAAGCTATGTCAGCATCAGCAAGCGCATTTGTGAGGTGTTCATGGTCCGGGTTATGGAGGCGCCCTTCACCGGAAAGAATATGGCGATTAACCCATTCACCGATTTCAGTAGCTGGAATAATGCGCGTATAAGGCAACCAGGTTTCACTAATGAAATTGACAGGCGGGAATGGTCTACGATCTTTCGACTCACTCATACAGAACATTCCACTGGTTTTAATTCTATAACCCCGGCAGCCAATCAGACTGCCAGTGCTGAAAATATACATAAAACTCTGTCAAGGTCACTATAAAGCGACCTTTGCAGAACTTTATAAAATCAGCTTGATGCCATATGACCCGCTGCAATCAGCTTGGTCAGCAGGGCGTTGAAGTCTGCCTGGGTCGGCGCAGCGGTCAGCTGGGCGGTAAACGTCATCTGCTTAACGATGCCCGCATTGGTTGCTGTTGCGGTCACGGCTGATTCGGTAGTGGTTAACACGGTGGCCGGGGAGCCTGATTGCGATACGACGATTACGGACATGATTTCACCTTATGCGTTAACAATGACCGTTACAGCAGCGTTGAGCGGCTTAACGTAAACAGGGGTGCCGGAGACGGCGCGGAAAAGGTTTTGAGTCGGTGATCCGCCAATAAGCGGGAGGCCAATCAGATTGGTCGCCGGTGCTGTAGTGGACTGGCACACCTGGCAGTTTTCGTTACCTGTCACCGCGATGACGGATGCCGCCGTGCCGTCATAGACCTGAGTCCATACGCCAGCGGCAGCCGATACGTTGAGTAGTTGCATGGGCGTTCCTTATTTTTTAACAGGAAGTACCAGAATTTTCTGACTGATGCCGCGTTTAACGATGAATGCAGTTACCTTTTCGTAATCCGGCTCGCATTGAAACATCATGCAAAACAGCTTCAACGTCTTTATGTAGACCGGCAGCCACCATCGGCTTTTTACCTCAACTGATAAAATGACTATTGGCATAACTGACTCCAGGTTTATTGAGGCATTATCAAAGCCCCTCAGCGAAGAGCTTTTGTAATGCGTGACGTTTTCGCTGTCTCACGAAAGTGATTAGCCGCTTCCGTCTGTTCCGGCTGTCAAGATGCGATCACCATCCTTATGGTGTTACAAATATTTTTCGGCCAGCGCCACGAGTTCTTCTTCCGCTTCTTCGCCCAGCGCCGCAAGACCAGCTTCGATGAACTGCACTTTTGCAGCAAAAGAAGATTTCAGCACGTCGAATGCGGACGGCTGTTTCTCCTGCACCGGCTTAACCTCATCCTGAACTTCAAGTGGTTCGGCAACAGGTACATCTACAATTTGGTCAACCATGGTTTTCGTCTCGTGTTTGGTTAAGAGCCAGGTGATCGCCCGGCGGATAATGTTCATTTGGCCTGATCCCCGCAAAGCCTGTCCCACGTGTCGTTATGCGTGTTAATGGCGCGGACAGTGCGCACGTCCATTAAGTCGGCGTCTTTGCCGTGGGTACGGATTGGCTGGAAAGCTGTGCAGGAAGAATCGACGGGGACGTACTTAATCGTCGGAGTTGTACTTTGAGGTACGCATCCTGTCGCGAGCAGCGCTATCGCTAACAGAAGCATTTGCCGTTTTAACATCGGTAGCCACCTTGCTGATTTCAGCCTGGGTTTTTACGACCTGTTGAGCCTGCCTGGTTTCTTCTTTTGCCGTCGCCACGTCGTCAGCCGCTTTCGTCTGCACCGATCCCGTTTTGCGACCAGAAAAATAAGCAATAACAACTGCAGCGATGCCGCCCAGAGTAACAAGCAGAAAGCTTTTGGCTCCGGCGAATAATGAGAGTAATTCGGTCATTGCGGTTTCTCCGGAGGGGTCAGTTTGCTTTGCCTGACATACTGAGAGAGGACCGACGCGCCAATCAGCGCGTAGCTGATGATCTGCAGGACATTGGCTGGCAGCACAGATTTAATATCCGGCGGCAGCATGGCCCATGCCTGCATTGCGGAATCGGGGAACGCCACCAGCCAGCCGCCGATAGTGAATGCGATCGCATTGATACGTATCGACCACGTTTTGTGCAGCAGCGCCGCATGACTGACAAACTCAACCGGCGTGAATTTGCGGATGAGCAGCAGCGCGATGACCGCCAGGATAAACCCGCCAAACCAGATAATCAGCGTCATAGGAGCCCCGCATATGCATTCATGTTTCCGCTACGCATAACATCCGATTGACGTTTGGCGCGCGCTGGCGTCTGTTTAGCCCATAAGCTATTCAGCATGCCATCTGCGGCGCCAGAGAAATTACCCGCAGCCATCATCGCCAGTGTGTTTTTGAACCCCACCAGGCCACCAGCACCCATCTGATATGCCATGCTGATCAGAACGTCCCGGCGCGCGTCGTTGCACTGTTTGAGGGCAGCAACAATCGTCGGGTAAGTATTCATTTTCGCGATGGTGTCGTTGACCAGGCATTGCAGCCATACATCATTCACTTCCTGCGGAATGGTGAACGTGTAATTCGATAGCGGCGCACCCTTGGGGCCAATCTTGAAGCCGGTTCCGGCTGTTGGAAACCCTTCTGAATCGATGTAAGGCTTCGGCTTAAAACCTTCCTCAAATCTCAGGACGTGGATTATCTGGCTCATAATGACTCACAGAGGTTGATTTACATCGGCGAAAGATTTGGCAGGGATGTTTTTCTGCCGGGTTCCGTCAGGGCTGATAACAATCACGTTTAAACCAGCCGTTGAGGGATTGCCTTTTTCGGCATTCATAGCGCGCATTTCTGCCGCCGTTCGCTGTCGGTTCAGATCTGCTATCAGCTTTAACGATTCGCTGTTTGTCTTGGTAAAGCTGTCTGCTTTTCCCAATGCGAATGTGATTAATGCGAGGAAAATCAGCGGGACATAATCGAAACTGAAATGATGTCCGCGCCACTGAAATTTAATTGGTTTCATCGTTACCATCCTTACCAGAGCCAAGCCCCGGCGGATTGATTCTCCTGATGATCGATGCGCCCTGCCATCCACCGAGGCCGCAGCCCAGGATGATAAACGCTTGTGACCATCCGTTAGCGAGTCCAAAAAAAAACATCATCATTCCGGCGAATAGGCTCACGAAAACATGATCACGTAATGATCGCTTTTGTTCACCCGGCCGGTTTGCGTATGCATATTTAGCCAACGAACCGAGCAGAGTCATGACAAGCGCGAGCAGCAAAGCCGAAACTAAATCAGTTTCGTTTGCCATGCGTAACCCACCCTGTTTGTCCGGTGGTTATGAATAAAAACAGGCCCTCGGACTGCAATTAACAACGAGACGATGAGGGTTGATTGTCCGGGGCCTGAAATAGAAAAGCCCGCTGCATGGCGGGCAATATGGGTCGAGCAAAACCGGCGATTATGCCGAAGGTACCCGCTGTTTGGGTTTGGCAGCCCCGGAAGGAATCGAACCTTCATAGCGCGGTTTTGGAGACCGGCATTCGCCCTGCGACGTGGCTATAAACTATTTCAAACAATGCATACACCAAAGTAATCAAGCTCTGCCTGTTTTCTTACTGAAATAGCCATTTCTTTAGATTCAAACATCCCTAGCGATATGCGTTTGCCATTTGAACAAATTTGCGCATGCCACTTTTTTGACAACTTGTTCCAATAAACACCAGTAGTGCCAGAACTATTTATTTTACTTGGCGATTTATTAATGATGTTTTCTTTTCGCGTAGCAAGGCGAAGATTAATGATTCGGTTATCAGTCTTATCTCGATTGATATGATCTATTTCCATGTTGGGCCATTTCTTATTCACAAACAGCCATGCTAATCGATGCGCCAAATAAAGAGTTCCATCAATACATATTAGCAGATACCCAGCACTATCAGGGCATCCCGCTGTATCGCCTTTTCGGGCCCTTCCCCTACTTATCTTCCAAGAGAAAACACCAGAATTTGGATCATAATTCATTAGCTCAAATAAGCGAGCGTATGTTATTTTGGTTTTCATGTTGATGGCTCCTGAACAGCTATCGACAAAAAGCCCCGGCAACGTTGACGCGTTCCGGGGCTTTGTAGTTTTAGTGATGTGAAAATTTGTTGCTTATCGCTATATGTTTAAAGCTATGGCGAGAATATCAGATTTACATAAAATTTATGCCATTTAGTTCGGTTTTGCAAGACTTGCATGCAAATTTGTTGTCTTTTGTTGTGAACGTGATCGACAAATTGAAATCAGAGACTGCTTATCTAGTGCGAAAAATATGCGAGCCATAGCCAGCCAGTGCGGTTTATACGTCTCTGTCCATGTCGAATCAGCAACACCTACAAGCGCGGCAAGGTCAACAAACTGATAGCTCTCACGCCGGGCCAACTGCTCTTTGACGTCCTGCGCCGCCAGCCAGATAAGCGCCTTGAGCTTCTCTTTCGTCTTCCCGGCTATGCGTCGGCCTTTAATCGTCTCGCTGAATAGCTGCCAGCCATGCTGAACAATCACCGTTTGCAGGCTGAAATCTGTGTCATGGAGGTAGTTCCATTTCACCCAGGCGCTTTCGGCGTCTTCCAGCTTAAAGATAGCGCGGCGCCAGCTTGCGGTTGAAAACTCTACCGGGATGACCTGGGGGATAGAGGTGCCTTTCGCGTGCGACTGCTTGCCCGGCACCGGAGGATTGCGCAGCATGATTTTCTTTCCCGTCACCTCGTCAACGATGAACTGGCGTTTGCGGGGGTACCGTTCGTGGGTGAACTGGAGTTGCTCCACCAGCGCGACTAATTGCCCCTTCGTGCGACCGCTAAAGTCAGCAGTGGCCAGCGCGATTTCTTCCCGGACGTATTGCAGATATTGTTCGTTCATGCGGCGGCCTCTGATGGTTGTTTTTTCTGTGTGGTCTTAACTGGCTTGCTGTGGCGCTTTACGGCGGGCAATTTCGCCCGCGCAACGCTTTCGACCTGGTACTGAATGAAGGGGTTGAGGTTCACTTTTGCCACCCCATCGCTGCGTCTAAATCAGCCTGTGGAATAGCAAGAAGCGCCCGTTTTTGTTGTTCAGTAAGGTTCCTGATACCCATAAACACGATACCGTGCGGAGTTCTAACAGCCTGAACATGCCGATCGCGATACAGGTTGATTAATGCCAGTGCGTTTTGGGTGCTCATGCCGCCTCCTGATGACGTGCACGGCGCTTTTCAAGCTGGCGTGCCCGGCGGGTGAATATGGATTTTATGCGCTGAAAGTAAGGAATATCGAATTTGCGGATGGTGTTGTTATTGTTCAGGGCTTCAACACGATCAGCTCCAATGCGCTCAATCAACCCCTGCTCAAACGCTTTCTGCGCCCCTGCCCGGTCACGATTGCAATAAACGCATTGTGCTGCCGTATTGAAGAGATTGAATGACAGGTGCGCAGCGGCGCCACGGGTGCGGTAATGCCCGCAATCCATTGTTCCGCCAAATTTCTGCTCTGGCATTCGCCCGCAACTGATACACGGTTTTTCCGCATCACGCAGGCGAACGTAGCGATTAAAGGCGTCCTGGGCTTCTGTTCTCCACTGCGATTTTGTCTTCAAAGCAATGCGACGTTCGCGCAGGCGCTGGCGATCGGCTTTATCGGCTTCTTTCTTTTCCTTGAGTTTGCGGGCGGTGGCCTTGGCTTTTTCTTTTTCGCGTAACTGGATGGCGTACTCCGCCCCATGCTCCGGACAACACCAGCGGATATTGTCGTAAGCAGGAATAAACCAGGCTGAGCATACTTTGCATTTACGGCGGGGTGGCTTACGCAAGGCTGCCTCCCTGAACCTGTACCAGTGTCAGGTTTCCACAAAA